GGACAAACAATATCTAGAAAAGACAATCAAATGCCTTGGAGTAAAGAAAATTGCTTTATTAATATAGGAAGAAAATAGGAGAAACGACATGATAAAAAACGAGCATATTTGGACAGCAAGCGGAACTGATATTGAAGAAAGATGGAAATTACATGGATGGGTTAGACCATCTGAATTAAAAGAATATCAGTTAAAATGGAAGCATTTTCAGGAACTTCCAATGCGTAAATTGGATGATAATGATAAAGTTAACTATGAACAAATGTTAAAACAAGCAAAGGTTTTAAGAATGAGATGAAAATTTCAGAAAATATAATTAAAGCAAAAAAGATTATAAAAGATATTGAGCACCTTAATGCCAATCCTGAGTTACTTGATATGGAAATTATGTATGATAAAGCTATTGAATTGGATATGATTGTGCAACAAATTTTAATAACAGTAACAAAAATGCTTGATTTATGAGTTCTTGGTTAATTATCTTAACTGGTTTAATTTATACCTATATTTCTGCTGAACAAGCATTCAAAGGAAATGTAGGTATGTCAATTTGCTATTTTGGGTATGCTACAGGAAATATAGGCTTATATATGATGGCAACAAAGTAATTAAAGCTCCAAAGAATCCCACCCAAATTCTCTAGCTATTTGACGAGTGCGGATTTTAAATAGCTTTCCATGCTTGTCCCAATAGTCAGTTTTCCAAAAACTCATATGACAAATTTCATGTGCAAGACTTCGTTGTACTGTATCAAAGTGTTCATTACGCAAGCGGCTAATAGTAATTATGTGTGGTTTTTCTAAAGATTCATCATAACGATAAGTAGCCATAGCGTCTGATTCTCTAGTTATCTTAAATTGGATTAGTTCTGGTGCTGGTAAATCCCAGTTACGCATTGGATGACAAGAAGCCATACAAAGGTATAGATTTTCTAAAATAAATGGTGTCAGTTTCATACTGTATGTATCTGACCTCGAAACTCATACTCACCATTTTGCTCATCACTAACCATAACAAGTTCTGGCATTAACATTCTTTCTTTATCAAAAGAAAGCATAACAAAGCCTGATCTCCAATCTTTAGGGCTGTCCTCACAGTATTCAAATGTTTGACTCATTGGGTCAGCCAAGCATCCTGTCTGTACCCCCCAAAAAGTTCCTTGATAATTTGAAATCGGACTAGAACATAATACATGCGTATGTCCTGTAATTATGTTTGTGTTTCCAGCAGCAGTTAAATTGGAATATCCCGCAGTTCTTCCACCTTTAAAGCGGTGTTTAATAATAGTTTCTTCACCAATCCAATAAGACCAACAAGTTTTCCATTCTGGAAAATGATATTTAAGGCTAAAGCCATCTACCCCACTATATTCTGGTACTTTATTAACCAACCAAGATTCATACCGCATATCGTGATTTCCAAGAGTCCAAATTAATTCACATCCAGCAGGCTTTGATTTTGCAATTTGGTCTAAATGAGTTTGGCATGCTTTTAATTCTTCTAAAACAGTAGGTTTTTGGTCGTAATTTATAGAAGGAAAGCGACTAAGAACTTGTCCGTCAAAAGCATCTCCATTGCACACAATAACTTGCGGCTTAAATTCTTTTATCATTTTTAATAATGCTTTAAATGCAGTAGTTGTTGTATCGGTAAAGTGTGCATCAGAAAAAACAATAACTCGTTTTACTTTATTTATATCTATACCTCTACGTACATTATGAGGTGTTAATTCTATTTTTTTTAATTTTGGTTTTTTATCATCTCTTAATGAGTTGTGTGTTGGCAATTTTATGTTGTATCTTATTTCCAGATTGTTGCGTCTTGTCATTGCACTTCTAGCATTTACTTTAAGTTCTTTTGCAACCAAAGTAGGAGACCCTAGCTTTTTCCAAACAGCTATAAATTCTGCATCCGTACAACTTGGTGTAAATGGCATAATAGTCCTTTAGACAATAGCACGATAATAGTCAAATTTTGTGGAAATTTAATGACTTACAAAGATTTAATATTTAACTTTATCTTTTGTTCCATTTCCCAATCTTCCCTACATTCTGCTGAACAGAATCTTCCTTGCTGTATGTGCTCGTTACAACAAAGGCAATAGCCAGAATAAGGGTCTTTTTTCTTTTCCCTTATTTCGTTTATAGCTAATTCTCTATGCAAAGCCTCTAAATCGCTTGCTTTATCAAAAATATCACTCATTTTGTTACTGCATCATATTGTTTATAACAAGACTCTAGCCCAGTTCTTATTTGATCTGCTCTGGCAGCTTCCCTGATAAGAAACTCTGCATCCTCGGCATAAAGGGTTGCCCCAGTTCCATTTTGTCCATTGCCGGTGCTTGCACTACGACTGGGTCGTGTCCGCAACTCATTAATAGCATTGACAAGCTGATTGTTGATAGAGTTAATTTGAGCATTTTTTTCTTTCCTAAGTTGATCTACAGCAATTTGATTTGCCAATTCTTTTGCTTGAATAGCTTTCTGTTGCTCTACTTTTGCAACGGCAATTTTTTTCTCATATCTCCATCCATTAACACACCATCCAGAGGAAAATACTAAAATTATTGCCGCTACAATGCCTAAAATTCTAAGTTCTATTGCTGTAAACATTTTGCATATTCCTCTTGCCTACGCTTGGTTAAGCCAGCGACAACTTTACCACCAGCTTTATCCCAATTTAGCAATTCTTTGCAAGCCCCGTCATAATTGCCTGAATTGAGCTTTTTATTAAGGGTTGAAGTGCAAAAAGCAAACACCCCAACATTATAGGTAAAATCCAAATAAGCATCATACTCTCCCTGCGATATAGGTACATGAATACATTTCACCATGCCTTTAGCGTGCTCGTCTAAACTTTGCTCAAGTTGTACAAGTGCTCTAACTGGGTCTGTTTTATCACCAATTTTAGTGCCATCCGCTTGACCAAAACCAATAGTGGCAATTCCAGCAGTATCTTTATAAGCAGTACCGCTATACCCTTCGTGCATAGCTACCCCTACTATTACTGATGCACTTGCTACAAGCGTTGCCGCAGAAGCACGATTCATTTATCTGCTTTCTGCTCTAGTTTTTCATAAAGTTTATCTAACAAAACCTCAATTCTGTCAAATCGAACAGTCATGTCATCTTTTTTTACATAATTTGTGGGTAGGTCAATTTCAATTCTTTTTACATCATCCTTAAGTGCTTGGACAGAATCCCAGATTTGTCTGCACCACCAACCTATGGCGGCTAATATGGCACCACCTACCAGATTAAAAATATTTTGCCAATCCATAAGACACCATTATTTGTAGGGTTAATAAAGTTATCTTATTTTATGAATTCAAAGGAATTTTACCACTTCATTTGGTTCTACAAAATATTCTTGCTTATGTTCTACAAATTCCCACCATAAAAATTGATTTTCTACAAGATTTTCTCTGTCTTTTAAAAGGTTAATGTTCTCTGGATGACCAAATATGAGTGGGTCGCTGACCGACCATAATACTATTCCACGCTTTTTTTCTAGCCAAGCCAAATGCTGTAAAAAGCTATCACAACCTATCCAAATGCGACATTCACCTAAAAGAGTTCTAATTGCAGAAATTGGCAAGCCTTTTCTAAAGTCGGTAGTAAGTTGTGCTTCACCTTCAACCCCTATCTGAACTACAGGCTCTTTAATTAACTCTAATAATTCTTTCCAGTAAGGATAGTTTTTAGGGTTTTCTTTACCACTTCTAAGTTTTTGAGCATACGGAGAGATAATTATCATAGATACAACTTTCTAAAAGCATCTTCTAAAGTTCCTTTCCAATTCCATTGAGCCATCTTTTTATAGATATTCCATTGGTCTAAGTCTCCAAATAATGCTTGTGCTTCCGCTATTGACTTTCCTTCTATAATTTCAGGATAACAAGTAAAACAGATAGGATTAGAAATCTCAGGAAGTATATGGCTGAAAACAAGGTGATCTCCAATACCACAATTAAGAACAACAATGGTGCTATCACAAAGTCCACTAATATTTCTAAAAATAGTTTCATCATGGGAATATAGTTCTTGCTTATTTTCACTTCGGATTCCCCCTTGTGCTTTTAAATGCCAAGTAATTGCATTTGGAACTACCAAAACTTTATACCCTTTTTGGTATATACCATTGGTAAATAGCGTTTCTTCCCTGTGGGCTACACGGGATAACCCTAAGTTGTAATCGTGTATACCAGCCCTATACAAAAATGAGCAATGTAAATGCTCTACTTCCTTAGTAACATATATATTACCCCATTGAATATTAGGTTCTGTATCTACATTGTATATACATCCAGTTGATGTAGAAGTATCAAATACATTGGGCATCGTAAAGATTGAGCCACCAATAGCCCCAACTGTAGTATCAATGTGACTACAAAGCTGTTCTAA